TCAGATTAAGTTTAAGGGTAAAGGATTTGGTGATAGTATTGTCGCTGAAATTCCTGGAAAAGATCAAGCATTTGGAGAATTTAATATGAAAACAGGTGATGCCTGGGTTGCCCCAATGGATGAAGGTGTGTCAGAGGCATTAGATAAAGAAGGTGATTATCATGTATCCGTTCAAAAGGGAAAATTCTTGCCATCTGATCGCGGCGGCGGTAGTGATGAGAACCTCAACTATTTGCATGATCTAATGAATATTAGCGGAACTGGTGGCGGTCCTATGTTAGTAACCATCTCCGATCCAAGAATTGCTACAGAAGTTGCGGCTATGTACGGTGGAACAGTCCTAAAAACTCGCTATGGAACTTATAGAATAGTTCAAAGTAAAGGACAGAATCAAAAAACACCAACACCAGAACCCGAATTGGTAGGCATGCGTGAGTCAGGTGTGGCGGAAGGTGCAGCACTACCTCCTGAAGTAATTGAGTTGATAAAGAAAATTGCTCAAAGTTCAGCAACGCCAGAACATAAAAAAGCCACGATTGATGCCTTGGTTGCAAAACACAGTAACCAAGGTGTGGCGGAAGGAAATTATCCTAACTATCCCAAAGAGCCTGATTTGGATCAAGATAAACGTGATTTTAAGAGGCAAGAACTACAACATGAGCTAGGTCACGAAAGAAATAACTATGCAGTAGTAATTGACGGTCGTACTTGGAAAGTTTTTGCAGATCAACGTAAGGCACAGAACATTGCTAGGAATTTAAAGTCTAGAGGTAAAAATGCATCAGTACAAGAAACAGGAGCTAGCCCCACTTCTGAAAGTATAGAGGAAGTTAACTCGCCAGGTACTGCAAATAAAAAAGCTTGGGATAAAGGTCATGAAGCTGGTTACACCGGCAATGAAAAATGTCCATGCAAGCCAGGTTCTGCTGAAGAAAAAGCTTGGAATGCCGGTCATAAGGTTGGGCGGGATGAACGAAGCCATGAAAGACATGGAGTTAAAGAAGGCAATATGAAATCATCTGAAAATAATCCAACTGGCCCTAGTTTTGCTGGTGGTAAATTGAAGGGTACTGATTCTGCTGCTCAAGCTAAAAACAAATACGTAGGAGAAGACACAATGCCATCTGTTAAACTAATGCGTAATATCGCTGAAGGCTTGGTTAGAGTAGATGATGTAGTTCTAAATCGTCCAGTTTACGGTAAACCAACTGATCAAGATCGCAGAGCAGTATATCGTATGGTTAGAGAATTTGCTGATGCCGGCATTGATTATAATGATGCAGTCATTGAACTTGTTGAATATTTCAAACATGAATTGTCAGAACTAGCAGTTGCACCAACTATTCCAGCGGTAGGTGGACAACCAGCTACAACTACAGCACCTACTGGAACACCAAGTAGTACAACTGCAAATACCGCAGCAAAAACACCAGATACTGTTAGTTCTACTAATGTCGTAAAACCACCAGTAACTCAACAAGGAGTTGATGCTTTAGCACAAATGGTTAAGAATGCTGGATTAAGCCCCAGTCAGATCAGCAATTTAATGTCAAAGGCAAAATAATCATGTATGTATTGGAATTGTTTAATGGTGCCGAATCCCCGAGTCCTCGGAGGAAAGTGTCACTTACAAATATAAAAGAAGATAGCACTATGCCCGATGTTACTGATCAACCTGTCACACAATCCAATCCTGAAGACAAAATAACATTAGATGTTCCATTGCTTATTCGCATCATGGAATATGCCCGAGAGGATGCAAAGACTGATATGGACTTACATGATGTTGCTGAACGCTTGATTTCATTAAGCGCAAATGGTAACACATTAACTATGAGTGATTATGAATCAATTGTGGGTGGTGAAGCTGATAAGCAAGAACCAGTAGATAATAGTGAAGCAAATGCCGCAGCAATGCGTGGAGAAAGTGTAGAAAGAAAAGCTACAATAGTATCTGAAGATATCACTAGGTTCAAAGACTTAGTTGGAAAAATGAGAAGATTGTAAGATAAATATTGATATGGCTAATACAGTATATGATAACTCATTAGTTCCAGATGGATATTCTAACTGGAATGCATACCTCAATTCATTTCCAAAAATTGAACGCGGAGCCATCAAATGCGATGAAATAGCCGAACCTGAACGCAAAAAAACAGGCACTAATAGCTATCGTGTTAATAATAATTATGTAGGTACAGTATCTCCTGTCATATCAAGACCCTGGTCAGCTTCGTTAGTATTAAATATAAACTTTATATCAGAAGAAACTGATGACACTCTAACAACTGAGGATAATAATCCTTTTATAATGGAAAACAACTGAGGATGATAATCCTCTTATAATGGAATAAAAATGGCAATTAAAATCAGTCAGTTAACCACACTTCCTTCTGCTACCACTAATACCCGATTTCCAGTAATTGAATCAGGTGTTAATTATGGTGCTTCTTTTGGAAATATAGTATCATTCGTTAGTACTAACTTAACTAGCATGTCTGGTAATTTATCAGTTAATATACTAACTAGTACTAACAACGGTAACGGTACAAACTTTAAAGTAGGCGATGATGCTTGGATTGGTGATGTTAATATATCCAATACGCTTGCTGTCCGAGGTGTTCAAGATGCTGAACAGGGTTATATTATTTTTGGTAATGCTAACAATACCACATACATCGGGCGTAGCGGAACTGGCCCTATTACAGCAACAGGAAACTTCGCAGTAACTGGTAACATATCAACCACTAATATCACATGTACATTAGCTACTGCAGCACAACCAAATGTTACTTCAGTCGGCACATTAACTAGCTTAGCAGTAACTGGAAGTTTAACTGCAGGTAACATATCAGCATCTGGGACCACAACAGTTAAGGGTATAAATGAAGCCTTTGTACTAAAAACTGGAGCCACTGGTGTAATAGCACATGATTATAGTGCTGGTACTATCTTTAGTCATTCTTCCCTTGCGGCTGATTTTACTGTAAATATAACTAACTTAACACTGCCTACATTAAATACTACCAACATTACATTGGCGTTAACACAAGGGGCAACTGCTTATATACCATCTGCTTTACAAATTGCAGGTGCAGCACAATCCATTAAATGGCAAGGCGGAAGTGCTCCAACTGGAAATGCTAATAAAACAGATATAGTATCATTTAGTATTATGAATAATGCTGGTACTTATACCGTACTAGGTCAATTAGTGACATTTGGATAACATATGCCATTTCTTGGATCATTTTCAGGTACTTTCGCAAAACGAAGTGGACAATCATCGCCACTACTTGAAGTACTACTTGTTGCTGGTGGGGCTGCGGGCGGTAACTTTATTGGCGGTGGCGGTGGCGGTGGCGGATTGTTAACTGGTACTATGAGACTGGCTAATGGAACTTATTCTGTAGTATTAGGTGCAGGTGCTGCCACTGGTGCTAATCCTTCAAATTCAGGAAATGACACTTCGTTCATGGGTGCAACTGCATATGGCGGCGGAGGATCATTGAATTATGACCCCGTCGGACCTGGACTCCCAGGTGGCTCAGGTGGTGGTGGTACAGGAGTTCGTGGTGGTGGTGAAAACCCCGCAACATGGGGTGCAGGCGGTGCATCAACACAAACATCACAGCTTGGTTTAATCGGATATGGTAATGCTGGCGGATTCGGCAAATCATCAGGTGATCCAATTCAGACCGGAGGTGGAGGTGGCGCTGGTGGAGTTGGTGGGGACGGTATAGCTACCGGAACAACTCAGGGTGGCAATGGAGGTATTGGATATCAATCTAGTATCTCAGGAACAGCTACTTATTACGCTGGTGGCGGGTCAGGTAATGGTTATAATTCAGCAGTTAATCCTTCTAGTGTGCCAGGTGGAGGTGGAGTTTCTATATCAAACGAGACTACTCCTGGCGCACCAAATACTGGAGGTGGCGGAGCTGGTGGAGGATTCGTATATGGACCGAATGCTGGTAACGGTGGATCAGGTATTGTCATTATTCGTTATTCATCTGCATTTCCTGCATTATCATCAACATCTGGTTCGCCCAGCATTGTAGTAGCCAATGGATATCGTACATATACATGGACTACTTCAGGATCATATTCACTAACTTATTAAGTTATGCAAACAACAGGACATCCTTAGGACCGTGGTAGTTACTACCATGTAGATGTGGCCGGCTGCTGGCCTGAAGAGTAACTATTCGCTACAGTGAAATTCAAAAGTGAGCTATATTACTTTACGCATTTCTGAAATGCGAATCACATGCGTTTGACCATCTATTAAATAAGGATCTAACAATCCAGCATCATGATCAATTGCAATCTGTTCTAATACATATCGCGGATCATATCCACCCTCAGGTGTCGATTCAACAACAAATGTTTTATACAATTGGTCATTTATATATACGGATAATTCTCGTGTCATGATTAAATACTTAACTACATCCTGTAACAAAATAACTATGCGTAAGCATTACTATTGAAAATAATTCATGAACGACTTGCACCTAACCGATAATTCACTTGATCCAATTGGATACTTTACTAAACCAATAGGTAAACTACTGTTTATTCCGACAGCTAGTGATATAAGTCTGTTTGACCAAAACGGATACGATCTTACTGATCTTGAAAAACATTATTATAGGTCCAACCAGACCTCAATACAATCTCATCGGTATAAGTATACGGCCAAATCAACTTGGATGACACAGGCTGAAAACAAAATTTCAGGGGCAGTATTAAATCATGCCATGCTATTACAGCGCAATGGGTATCAGGGTGAGGCACTTAAACAAATGGAATACTGGGCAAAAACTCTACCACTAGTATATAAAGTAGCTAAAATCCGCCCTAAATGGGGATTTGATTTCAGTATGGACTATGTTGATACTAACGGTAATGTATTTGAAGTTCTTCACTATGAATATGACCTCTTTGATTATCAACAGGTACAGGATAAACTAGACAAATATCAACCCCAATTCTTGAACTGCGATTGGGACGATGCCGCCAAAAGTATATTGGCACATAAGGATAAATGGTTTCACTTGGATTTCTTCCCCCAATCCAAATGGAAATGTGATTACTTTGGTATTGACAGCGAGAACTTCGGTCACGTTATCTGGTCTTGAGTATTGACTTATCCAGTCAATTACTGTATAATAGTTTTTTATAACTGTAAAGGAAATATAATGACAGCACGAATGTTTAGTGGCGATCAAAAAATCCGTCTCGTTCAAATCATTAATGAAGGTATCAATGTTCTCCAGGAAGTTGAAGACTTGACTGCTGGACTTAATGAAACCATTAAGGCTATCGCTGAGGAAATGGAAATCAAACCAAGTATCTTGAAGAAAGCAATCAAAATTGCATCCAAGAGTACGCTAGGTGAAACTAATCGTGATAACGAGGAATTGAACACCATCTTGGAAACTGTTGGCCGAACACTTTAAGTATAAATACAATTGGGTGAACGGATTCGCTATCCTTCTGTGCCAATACACAGATAGCCCTCTTTTACTTATTGGAGTATATTATGAAAGAATTCATTCCTACCTACTTGTATATAAAACAACACCGTGTCACTGGGTTAAAATACATAGGAAAAACGATTAAAAATCCAATCCACTATAAAGGTAGTGGAAAATATTGGTTGCGGCACTTAAAAAAGCATGGGTATATAGTTGACACTATTTGGTATCAATTATATAATGATGCCAAATCACTAACAGAAGCAGCAATAAAATTATCACTGGATAATAATATAGTAGAGTCTATTGAATGGGCTAACCAAAAAGCTGAAAATGGACTAGACGGTGCATTACCTGGTGAATTGCATCATATGTTCGGGCATACCGGAAATGCACATCCACGATTTGGAACAACGCATTCAGAAAAAACAAAAAAATTAATGAGTATTAATCATGCTAATTTCAAGAAAGAAAATCATCCATTATGGAATATAGGACACACTGATGAAACTAAAGAAAAAATGAAAAGAAATCACGCTGATGTTTCAGGAACTAATAATCCTATGTATGGAGTTATTCGCGCCCGCATTGAATGTCCACACTGTGGTGAATCAGTAGCTGATGCTTGGCTGAGCAGGCATATTAAAAAGGCCCACTCATGTACATAGATGTTATCTTTAATAAAGACAAAGAAGAACTTTGTGTAGTAGAGCGAGATTCTAAAGGACTACGAAGATTCGTTAACCATCCAGTAATATACACCATGTATTATCCGGACCGTAAGGGGAAATATAGAACTATATATGGAAATCCAGTTAGTAAATTTACTACCAATAGCAGGACTGTATTTGAAAAGGAAAAACGAATACATTCCAATAAACAAGTATTTGAAAGTGATATCAATCCGATCTTTAGATGTTTAAGTGAAAACTATTTAGGGGTGGCTGCTCCTAAGTTACATACTTGCTTCTTTGACATTGAAACTGATTTCTCTCAAGAAAAGGGATTCTCTCCACCGGAGGATCCCTTTAATAAAGTCACCGCTATCACGGTGTACTTAGACTGGCTAAATCAACTGGTAACTTTGGTTATAGCACCATCACACATGAGTACAGAAACTTCACATGAAATAGTAAATTCATTTGAAAATACAATACTTTTTACTGATGAAAAAGAGATGTTTTCTACTTTTTTTGAACTAATAGAAGATGCTGATGTGCTAAGTGGCTGGAATTCAGGTGGATATGATATTCCTTATCTGGTAAATCGTGTCACTCGCATTATGAGCAAAGATGATACACGCCGATTTTGCCTTCAAGGACAATTACCTAAATCTAGACTATATACTAAATTTGGGAAAGAACGGGAAACATATGATTTGGTTGGACGAGTCCACATGGACTATCTAGATTTATACACTAAGTATAACTACGAAAGTCGGCATAGTTATAAACTTGACACCATTGGTGAAATGGAAGTAGGAGAGAACAAGACTGCGTATGAAGGAACTCTTGATCAATTGTATAACAAGGACTTCAACAAGTTCATTGAATACAATCGTCAGGATACAATGCTATTGGTAAAGATTCACAATAAACTACAATTCCTGGAACTGGCTAACCAACTGGCACATGAAAACACAGTCTTATTACCTACCGTTATGGGGTCGGTAGCAATGATTGAAATGGCGATCATGAATGAATCTCATGCTCGCGGTATGGTAGTTCCAGATAAAAAACGAAAGAGTAAAAATGATGATGAACAACAACAAGCAGCAGGTGCCTATGTTGCTACTCCCAAAAGGGGCATCCATGAATGGGTCGGTGCGACGGACATTAACTCACTATACCCCTCAGCTATCCGCGCTCTTAACTTGGCCCCGGAAACCATTGTTGCCCAAGTCAGACAAAACTTAACTGACAAATACATGCTTGAAAAAGGCATGAAACTTGCTAAGGATAAAGCTAGACACAAAGAAGGTGATGCCGATGTCACTGGTAGTATTCTTTGGGAAGGACTTTTTGGTAGCTTAGAATATACTGCAGTAATAAATCAAGATAGAGGAACCATCCTCACTGTTGATTTTGAAGACGGTAGATCAGTTGAGATGAGTGCTGCTGAAATATGGAAATTTGTATTTGATAGCAATAATCCATATATGATCAGTGCCAATGGTACTATCTTTACCCATGCACACGAAGGTGTAATTCCAGGATTGTTAACTAAGTGGTATTCTGATAGAAAAATCATGCAGAAGAAGATGAAAGAGTCTACCACTAGTGAAGACCGTGATTTCTGGGATAAACGACAGCTTGTTAGAAAAATTTTACTCAATTCATGCTATGGTGCAATTTTGAATGAGCACTGTAGATTTTATGATAAACGAATTGGACAAAGTGTAACTTTAAGTGGCAGGCAGATTGTTCGTCATATGATGAGCAACATCAATGAGTGTATTACTGGTGAATATCAACATGACGGTGCTGCTATCGTATATGGTGATACTGACTCATGTATTTTCTCAGCCTGGCCTATGGTAAAGGATGAGGTTGCTCTTGGTAAGATGGAATGGAATAAAGAAATTGCAATTGGATTATATGATTCATTAGCAGATCAAGTCAACATTGGATTTCCTGCATTCATGGAACAAGCATTTCATTGTCCACGAAAGAATGGTGAAATTATCAAAGCTGGCCGAGAGTATGTTGGTGATCGTGGTATCTTTATTACTAAAAAACGCTATGCTATTAATATCTATGATAAAGAAGGAAAGCGTCAGGATAAAGATGGAAAGACTGGATCAATCAAAGCAATGGGTCTTGATTTGAAAAGGGCAGATACGCCTAAATATATTCAAGAGTTCCTATTAAATGTATTAACTATGGTTCTTGCTGGTACAGGACGAGAAGAGGTTGTTGAAACTATCAAAACTTTCAAAACAGCCTTATCAAACCAACCAAGTTGGAGTAAAGGTAGTCCAAAATCAGTAAACAATCTTACTATGTATGGTGATAAAGAAGCAAATAGTAAGACTGGCAAAGCAAATATGCCTGGACATGTTAGAGCAGCATTGAATTGGAATTTTTTACGCAGATTGAATGGTGATAATTACAGTCAAAAAATTGTTGATGGAATGAAAATTGTTATATGTAAATTAAAGTCTAACCCAATGGGATTTACTTCAGTTGCATATCCAACGGACGAACTACGATTGCCAAAGTGGTTCTGTGAGTTACCGTTTGATGATATGTTAATGGAAACTACCCTAGTTGATGATAAGATACAGAATTTACTAGGAGTATTGGATTGGGATTTGATTGGCGATACAAATACCAACACAACTTTTGGTGATTTGTTCAGTTTCTCATAAATTACTATTGACTATTACTGGTGATTATAGTATAATCACTTTATATTATTAAAAACAACCCTTTAAGGAATTAAAAATGAAAAGCATCCTACAAAATATTATTGCATATACACATAACCTGGGCTTCATTGATCTAGTAAAGATTACTGGAACTAAAGGTGAGACAGTAATCAATGCAATTGCAGAAGACCGTAGTGTCATTATTTCTGGGACTTTGAGTGCCCCGTGTTCTGAATTTATTGGCACATTTGGTATGCCAAATTTACAGAAGCTTAAAACTATCTTATCATTTGATGATTATGATGAGAATTCAAAAATTACAGTTAATAGACGGCTTCGTGATGAGATTGACACTCCTGAATCTATCAGGTTTGAAACAAATACCAGTGATTTCGTCAATGATTACCGATTGATGCAAAAGGCATTAGTTGAAGAACGCATTAAGAATGTAACCTACAAGGGAACTGGATGGGAT